ATGTAGTTATGTCAATGCGCCTTGACGTAGATTCTAGCATGGCGTAGATTAAAATGAAACCTCTCGGAGAAATCTTATGAAATGTGTCATTTTCGAGCTTGATGGTGTGCTGCGTGATGCTGAAGGTAATACTATTGCTGGCAACGTTGCTCTGGCTAAGTCACTCTACTCTGCTGGGCATGATGTGCTTATCATGAGAGCAAAGCATGCGTATGAGTGGCTGCACGCCAACGATGTTTTCTATGATGACATCATGGCATCGCACCAGCAGATTGACGCAGAAAGAGTGGCAATGGCGGTCGTGTCTGATGACGTGATTTATGCCGCCATGCGCAACGCGGGGATTCACTGCTGGCTTTACAAATAATTTATTATAAATGTTGACGTGTATTCGTGGTTGATGTAGATTGACGTCATTGAAGCTGCACGGTGCCGCGAGTGAGGATGAAGAAAATGAACGTTTATTGCAAGTCAAGCTGTGTTGAATGGTTTAAAGAGGGACAATGCTACACAATCCAAGATAAGTACATAACATGTAAGTACGGTACTGAGCATGCAGTTGTGGAATCCTGTCTTACGCCTGGCTTCTTCACAGCGTATAGCAATTTTGGTCGAGCTGTTGCTACTTTTGAATCCAACTAACTAATCTGCCCCGGTAACGGGGCTTTTCCTTATCTCCTGCCCCTTCTAATCCATCCAGAGCCTCGTTGTACGATGTAATCATTTAGCGCATAGCGCACCGCATCCCAATAGTGGTTATATTTATCAACGATTTCAGTCAGCACAAGGCCGGTGTTCTTGTCGACCTTATGGCTGTACATCGCAGCCTCGTTTTTCATTTCCGTGCAGCGGTCGTGAATGATGATGTTGTCGCAACCCCTGAGCCAGGTGACGCCATCCTCAACGCTGCCCGGCCATTTGTTGCAGGGATGAATGTCAAAGCCAGCGCGCTTGATGTGGCTGATGGTTTCCGGCCTTGATGAGTCAGCATACCATCGAGCCTTGCGCGCCATCGGAAATGCCTGGTCCATTGCTGCCGGGTGGTCGGTAATCTCAAGGTGAACCTTGCCGTACTCGCGATTAATATAAATGTTGCGCCTGTCTCCGGGTAGGTTTTCCACCCAAACCTCAACCATTGCGGCAGGGTCGCCAGAGAATCCGAAGTCCATGCCGTGGTACGGGCCATGCCATTCAGGCTTAACCTCAAACGATGCGGTACGCCATTTTCCACCGAATACCTGTTCATCGCTGCGTTTATTAAATTTTCCTTCCCAAATCCAGAGATAGCGATCGAAGTCGACCGCCTTCATTTTCTCCATGGACGCCGGTAGCGGGGTGTCATAAAACCACGGGTTGTCGCGGTAATTACACTCAATGATTAATGTGTCATCATCCTCGTAGATGCCATCAACCATCTTGTCGTAATAGGGCGCCACCCACTGAGTCCATGTGGCATCGGTTTCTTTATTGGGGTTGAACGTCACCCATATCTCAGAGCCTTCTGCGCGGATGGTTGGTTCAAGGATATCCCATGACGCCTGACTGACGTTTTCAGCTTCCTCCACCCATGCTTTCGATATCCCGGCGAACCCCTTGACGCCTGTGATGTTGCGATAAAGGCCACGGAACCTGAATTTTGATTTGGTTCGCTTGTGGGTTATCTTGCCGTCGATACAGCGATATTCCGATGATTCGCCTTTGCGGTCTATTTCGTCTACCAGCTCCTGATAGCTGGAGTCCTCGATGGACTGCTGAATTTCACGGAAGCATCCTATACGCTCAGGTCTGAAGCGTGCCGACTCAGTAAGGATGGTGCAGACTGTGCGAGTCTTGGTTGATGCACGGCCACCAAAGATGACCTTATTACGCTTCGGATAAAGCAGCCTTTCGAGTTTTGCGGGGATTAAGTGGTCTGACTGCGTGGTTTCATTGGTAACATCCTCCACGCCGCTAGCGGTCATTCTGAGGCGCTTGACGACATTCTTCTGCATATCGCAGATGCCGAAGATGGCAGACTCAGCAACATCGGTCAGCGCATCATCCACCTGCGATTCCAGCTTTTCTATTGCCAGCGCGGAGAGGCGTTTACGAGCCATCTGCCAACCCCTGCAAAGCCGCCACTACATCTTCATCGCTCATAGGTTTGTCAAAAACCACGCCACGCTCGCCACTATTTCGTGAGAGCAATACTTCATCGCATCTTGATTTGTAATCAGCACTTACTTCATCCATTCTGTTGCTCCATGAGTCGCTCAAGTTTTTCGAGTCTTTCCGCCAGCTCGGTAAGCTCTTTGACGTCAAGTCCAACCTTAATCATCGACACAACCTGTGAAGCAACGTCTATGGGGAGTTCTCCAAGCGACACGGACTGGATAACGTCCTCAATTTGCTGAACAGGCGTTGCGCCCTTCTGATATTTGAACTCGACAGGCGGCGCCATCGTTTTCTGCATTGGGCTAATGCGAAGAAATATCTCTTTAAGCATTTGCACGCCCTGGGTGGGGTTTTCCTCAACCATTCTGATTGACGTGCGAATGAATGCGTCAAGAAACTCCTCTTCACCCATCCCGCATCGCTTTAATGCTTCTATTAACCTGTTTCTGTAGCTTAAACCTCTTCCTGCTGGCTGGTATTCAGCAGAAAACTTCATAATCGGATTTGGATTTGCCATGTCGTTTTCGTCTTTTCGTAAACCGAATACAAGTATATTAACACATGGCGTAGATAAAAAAAGAACCCGCCGAAGCGGGTTAAAGGGTGGTGGGTGATGATTGATGAGATGATTGTACATCAGTTTTCGCATAACACCAAACATTACAGTTATTGCTTTGAACGTGAACCGCCTCAATCGCGTCAGGGAAGGATTTTGCTATAGCTGCTATGAAGTGGTCGACTCCTTCAATCTGCGCAGCCTTCCACACCTCCTGCTTTGATTTTTGCGGCATTACTGATACCTCGTCGTTGAGTACATATGCCGAAGCATACTGTTATGCTCAACCACCAGCATCATACTTCCAACCTGAATGACGGCATGATGCTTTCCGGTATCCTCATAAAGAAAGTCAGCCTCTTCGCACGCAGCCTGAATATCGCTCCACAGCATAAATCACCTCAAGATAAAGTAGATGGCCAGTGCAACAGCAATCCAGAATGCCAGCAGTGATGCAGCAATCATCCTTCGGGTGATGTATGGTTTCATGGTTTAACCTCCTGCGGAGCTGCTGGCAGAGGTTGCCAGTGTGTTATCTTTGCGTATGTATCTACCCAGTAACCCAAAGGTTGAGGCTGCGAACCAGTTGCGTAGTGAGCAGTGAATACGCGTTCTCCATCAAATACATTTACTTCAATGTCGCTGTATTCGCAATCAGCAGAAGGGGTCAATGGCATCCGCTCGCTTACCGGAATCCATCCACCTGTAACGCTATCGACGCTCTGTGGCGAGTTGAGAGCGGGGGTATCATGCGGAGCGGCTGCGAGCATGGCGTCGTAGATATCAAGCGCTATGCCACCACAGCAGTTCGCCTGCATGGCTATGGCCTCGCCAATTTCATCAGTCATCTCCTTCGGCACCATCACGTAACCATCCGGCACTCTCGGCACCGGCTGCGCGTGGCGATAGAGTGGAGCAATGTTTCGCTCGAGGTCGGTAATGACGCTCCATATTGGGACTGACTCGAAGCCTTGTTTCGCCATATCACGATAACTGTCGGCATACGCCAGCACAGGGTTGCGGACCGGCTCGCCGTCCATTGCGGCCAGCGCCATACCGTCGATAATCCCTTGTAGTCTCTCCGCTTCCCGTTTCCATGCAGCCCATGATTTTGGATTTTTATATATAGTTTCAATTTCATCAGACATTTTTCGCCCCCTTGAACATGTCGCACTGGCAATTTTTAGCTTTCCGTCCGCTACCACACGGGCATTTTTGATTGCGTAATTCACCAGGAATAATTTTGACCATAGAGCGCTTACGCTCCTCTTCTCGCTCCATATCGCGTAAAACCAGTCTCCAGTCGCGCATCACCCAGCCTCCACCTTGATGCCAGCTTTAACACACGCACGATGAAACTCCAGTTTCATGCCGACCAAAATCTGTTTTCTCTCTTCAATGGCTACCTCTGCGAGATAGTCTTCGAGCATTTTGAGCTTAGGAAGCTTCACGGTGCGGGACTCCAATTCTATGGCTGTAGCAAGTTGCTTCTCTGCCACACGTTCCCACGTTTCGGCCTCTTGCCTCCATTTCTCGACTTCACTCTCTAGTTCAGTGATGACATTCGTCAACTTGCCAACCACCTCAACATGATGGTTTTCACGCTCAAGAAGAGCGCTGCCTACCTTTCCTTGCAATAATTCGGATATTCTTTGCTGCAGCTCGCATGACTCCTGCGCCAGACCAGCATTCCATTCCCGCAACTCTTCGGTATAGCGCTGCTCCTTCTCCAGCACCTCCACCAGCGCGAGGACGTTGACTGGGTTGGCTTCTTTGTTGAATTCATTGAGATCAGTGATATCGATATCAATCTGTTCACCTTCATGCTGAGAGATATCGATAATCTCACCATATGGATATGCTGCGAGCCGTTCATGCGCCCCAATAGCATTCTCTGCTGCCGCTTTCAGGCTCTGCGCCAGTTCGGTGATATCAGTCATGATTATCCCCCTCGCGCAGTTGCTCGAAAAACTCCTTACCGCAGTCGATAGCGCCAACAATTACGGCAACTTCATCGCCTACAAAATCACCCTCATCGACATGCTGCTGCAGGAGACCAATGAACTCCTCAACCCCATCAGCCTTAATCCCGGCTACGATGCGGTCGGTGGCCGGGGTTTCAGGCTTAAGTGCGTCAAGAACGGCGTGGATAACCTCTGTTTCGTTTTCAACCCATGACCACTCGGAGGTTTCATTCCAGTCATGATCCATTACTGCGGTTTCCATGAATGCATCGACGGCTTCGGATGGGATTTCCTTCTGGATAAAAACATTCTTCAGCGCCACATTCTCCGCAGCCAGCTCCTGATAAGCTTTCGCCAGCGCCAGATACTTTTCTTCCTTCATGGAAAGCTCGCCAGCAGCTTCCAGTTTCCCAATCATTTGCTGCACTTCATTGATAGTAACCATCATACCCTCACTTAACCGCCTGCAAGCGCTCAAGCTCACGCATCAGTGCAGATACCCGTCTTTGCCGCAAAGTCTCTGCATGCTCTTTTGCCCGTTGCTCATCAAGCCAGTATTCACCACGTTTAAAGTAAACATCGCCAACTACGGCCACCTGACCATCAGCAAACAACTGTGCGCTTTCGTACTTCTGAATTCCACGGGTAAGTGCATACTTCGTGACCCATATCGTTTCCGCGCTTGCTGCGTTAGCGATAACCAGTAAAACCACTGCTAGTAATTTATTCATCGCTGTGCCGCACCAGACGACACGATAACTTGCTCAAGCACTCTTTGCTTACCTTCGCCACTAAAAACGCGACAGACTCGCTTACCGTTGCTGTATGCATGCATTGCCTGCGCCATCATAAAGTTTTGCGCTTTCACTGTGCCCATTTCTGGTTCCAGTTGAGTGCGCGTGTAGATTGCTTTGGTCATTCTTCATCACCTCTTTGTTGTTGGTGTGGTAACTATACGATGGCGCTCAATCTACGTCAATAAGGTGGTGAAAAAAATGTCTCTGTGGGGTAGTTTTTTACCCATGGGTAAGGTCGTGGGGCAGGTCAGTTGCCCCAGATTTTTTGGCGTAATTTAATGTTTTTATTTGATTTATTTTTTCTGGGTTAACTGGGTTAAATTTGACCCGTATCCCCGTATAAATACATTCAATAATACATATGTTAATTAAATGTTAAATTATACTCTATAATATGAGTAATAATAATACCCATTAACCCAACTACTACTATTATTATTATATTACATATACTTAGAGTTATGGTGCGTGGGGAAGGTGGTATGCCCCACACCTGCCCCAGTTAACCCTAGCCGCCCAAATGAAAGCATCATTGCGTGCTGGGGAATCTTCTGGTATCTTTTAGGGAAATAAAGTGGAGGGAAGTTGGATGAGCAATCACGGCGTTTTATTGAAACGGAAAAGAAATGATAATCGCATCGGTGCCAGATGGGTCGCGTCGCCAAAGTCTACAACTGGTTACTACGGCGTTGACTATCATAAGGCGTCGAAGAAATTTCGAGCGCGCGTTATGGTGCTCAAAAAGAGATATGACATTGGCATGTTCGACACCGCAGAAGAAGCGAACCTGGCTGTTCTGAAGGCAAAGCAATGGCTGTCAGAAAACCCTCACGAATTATTTGCGACTGAATTCGAGGTTTAAATGATTACAGCCCAGGACATATTCAACCAGGCGAGAGAAGCGCATACATCTGCTGCTCGCGTTGCAATTCACCATGGCATGACCCCAAGTGCCAACATGTGGCCTGAAATCAAGGAGGGTCAGGAAAGAGATGTCACTTACTCAGAGACAGAACTGACAAGCGAGAACAGGAAAGACCTGATAACACGCTACTCTATAGCGGCGGCAAGGGCGGTGCAGTTTCCTGTGAACACATCATTCATGCACCTGCTTGGATGCGTGGCAAGCGCCATGACAAGAAATTTCAGCGTCGAATACTATGGCTCTGAGCTTCCGGTTTCGCTTTATGTTGTCACCTCGCAGCCGCCATCTGCCGGGAAGACTGCCATTAACTCAATGCACATGAATCCGGTGAAAATTGAGTATGACAACCTTTCAAAGAAGATGGAAAAGGAAATCATTAAGATAAATCTCAGGATTGAGGAGCTGTCTAAGGCATACAAAGAAGCGACGCACCAGAACGAGAAGGCTACTATTGCTGATGATATTGGCCGGGAAAAGGAAAAACTTGAATCGCTTTACACCATCACCTATCCGCTTACCGATGCCACGCCAGAGGCAGTTCAGCATCAGGCCATTCATGAAGGCGGATTCTTCAACCTGATAAGTGATGAGGCCAGCGTTCTGAACACCTGCCTTGGCCTTTCATATGGCAAGGATGGCGGCAAGTCAAACGCCGAGGTGATCCTGAAGGGATGGGATGGTGGATTTGTCGGCTCTGCCCGCGTTGGCCGTGGCGTTTCATCTGGCTATGTACTGGGAAACATCAGCGTCATTGCACAGGATGAAAGTATCGACGCCATTCTGTCAGCTGGCGACCGTGGCAATGGTCTGTCAGAGCGATTCCTCATGCTGCGTGAGCAGTCAATGCTTGGGCATCGTGAGCACTGGGACGTGGAAAATGATTGCCCGGTCAGCAAGCCGATGCCGCAGGAGCTGAAAGGAGAATATGCGAGATTTGTGCATAACCTGGTTACTGCGAAAAAAACCGTTTTAAAGCTGCATAAGGATTCGTCAAGAATGATTGGCCTGTTGCGAAACCAGTGGGAAAAGAATTTCCTCCCAGGAGGGAAATGGGATCACGTTCTGCTTCGTGGTGCAATGGGTAAAGCTGATAAGCAAATCATTCGACTGGCGGCAATATTCCACGCAGCTGATAACTGGGGTGATGGCGGCAAAAGGTCATCGGTTATTCATGAGCAGCACATCAGCCGCGCAATAAGCGTTTATGACGCGCTAACAAAAACATTCACAGATGCTGTTGAGTCAAATGGATATGCTGGCGAGCGCTCCGAGCGCGACGTAGTGGCTGAGAAGTTACGCGCAGCAGCGCAAAAAGGAAAGGGAAACGTCACGGTTAAATGGCTTTATGACTCTCTAAAAAACGTCAGGCCATTCAAAGGCATACCTCATATTTACGACCGACTAAAGGCTAATGTTTTGCCATCACTTGAAGAGGATGGCTACTGCGTTTTCATTAACAACACCGTTTATTTAAATCCGAGGCTGAAATAATGAGTAAAGTTCAACGAAGAGTGGTTTGTGCGGCAAATAAATATAAATGCATGCTTGGTGGTGAACCTATGATTTTCGTCGGTGTTCGGCATTTCTGCCCGGTTATGAGGCAAAATATTCAACCGTGGCAAGATTATATTGACCGCAAATCTGAGGTTCAGGGCTTTGTTGATCAGTTTGGAATTTTCATGGACAGAAAAGAGGCTCTACAGGTTGCCAAGGAGGCCGGTCAACTTAACGTAGCCAGAATCAAGACATGGCCAGATAAAGAGCTATTTAGCGAAGACCTGTATTAATAAAAACCCTCCAGTCGGAGGGTTTCTTTTATGCGCTTTGCAATAGCTCGCCAGGTATGTAGATACGTTTCCTGATCGCCTTGCAGTATCGAATCAAATTACCATCATCAGGAATAAGAATTGGCAACTCAGAATTCTCAGCGGCGCAAATCTCATCGAAATCGACGTTGATGATGCAGCGCATTTTTTCCCGCTGCTCATCGCTGACAGCGCGCGCGACTTCCCACATATTCTCAGGCGACCAGCAGCACCAGACATGAGCACCGGTAAGGTGATGCGCTCGCCAGGCGTCGATGTAATTCGCCACAAGATAAGTATATTCCGTTTTCTCGCCGATTGGGGTTACTGCGCCGCGTGTGAGTTTTCCTCTGGAATACTCGGCGCTGAATCCAGCCCTGAACGATACGGTTTCATCATGCGACAGAAATGCCACATTGCACGGCGTCATCGTGTCAGCCATGACCAACTCTATAGCCACAAGTTCGCCGGTTTTCCCGGTGATGGTATCTCTTCCGGCCTTCTCCATGATTGTCTTGACTTCCTTAGGCGTCAGATAATCAGATGCATGGCTAACTTTCGGCATCTCTTTTCTTATGGCCTCCAGCTTCTCTCGCGGCGTCATGTTCAGGAAATGAGCGAGCGCCTCCAGTGATTCCGGGAATGTCATACCGGACAGCTTCATTAGCCAGGTCAGGCCGCTACCAGCACCACACTGATTGCAGTACGCGCCGCCGTCACCTTTGTAATCGAGATTATCATCAAAGCGATATCTGTCTGATCCGCCACAACTTGGGCACGGGCCATGCTTAGCGGAGAATGCAGAGCGCGGAACGTTGACGATGGACATGATAGCGGCCTGCCAGTTTCCTGCCATTAGCGGCTCGATTTCCTTCCAGTCGTATTGCATAAAATCACCCTTGATTGTTGTTGTCGATTCAGTCTACTATTGTGACGTAGATTGAGCAACACAAAGGTGAATGATGTGCATAAAATAGACAAAATGATTGCTGAGCTTGACATGGATAAGCTGCGTGCCAGTGTCAATACTGGTGCTATTGAGCCGCGTCCATATCAATGGCTGGTTTACCAGAAAACGGCAGAGATAATCAGAAAGTTTAGCAAAGACCCAAAACCGAGCTACGTCACTGCCTCGGTCGGCGCGGGTAAGACCATCATGATTGCGATGATTGCCAGTCGTTTTCAGGATATGGGCTGGGAAGGGATGGTTATCGCAAGGCAGGGTGAAATTATCGAGCAGGATGCTGAGGAGTTATGGAATCTCAGTGTAAAAAACTCTCTATTCAGCGCGTCGCTCGGGAGAAAATCTACCTCCTATCCGTTAATCGCAGGGACGGAAGGAACAATAATAAATGGCCTATTTGATGAGAAAGATGAGTCTGGCAATGTGAAGAAGCAGGCCATGCTATCAGACTTCACGCCGCGTTATATTCTCGTTGACGAATGCCATCAGGTTAACTGGCAGGATATCGTAAGCGACCACCCAGATACTCAATACGGCGTTATCATGACCGAGCTTAACCGGCGCTGCAAAGCGAAGTACGGACATGATGTGATTGTTATCGGCTATACCGGCAGCCCTTTTCGCGGCACTGACTCCATCAAAGGCCCTTACTGGAAGCATGAGATAGTCAATATCAGCACGAAATATCTTGTTGACCTTGGTTATCTGGTGCCGACCATTTTCGGCATGCCTGATATTGATGATCTGCAATACGACCTGCGTGAATTTGAGAGCAGCGGCATTGATGGCGTTCAAGACTTTACCGATGCGCAGCTTAAGCAGATGGAGAAGGAAATCCTTGAACAGGGTACGCTGACGCAGAAAATCATGCTCAAAGTCATGGAGTTGACGAAAAATCGTCTCGGTGTGCTTATCACTTGCGCCGGGAAAAAACACTGCAAAGAGGCGGCAAAATATCTGCCAGAAGGTAGCTATTCAATCGTCACCGAAGACATGGGTATGAAAGCCAGACGCAAGGCTCTGAAAGACGCAGCCACCGGGCGAAAGAAGTACACGCTGCAAATCGGATGCCTGACGACTGGCGTTAATATTCCGTACTGGGATACCTCGGTCATACTGCGCAAGATTATGTCACTGACGTTGCTTACTCAGCTCCTTGGCCGCCCTATGCGTTTACTTAAGCCTGACCAAGTTGCGGATGGCCTTGTTAAAGAAAATCATCTTTGCCTGGACTTTACCGGGACCATGTTTGAACTCGGAAGCCTGTACGAAGACCCGATTCTGGAAGAGGCAGAGGCGCAGCGTGCAAAACGCAGCGGCGAGCAGGTTCCATGCCCGAAATGCCAGACGATGAACAGCCCCTATGCGCGCCGTTGTATTGGGCGTGATGATAATTCAGCAGATGGCAGGTGCGAGGAGTTTTTCAGCTTTATACGCTGCGGTTTCGATAAACATGGCATCCGCATTTTTGATGATGGATGCGGAGCCAAAAACGACCCTACAGCTCGCTATTGCCGTTGCTGTGACCATGTGCTGCGCGACCCTAATGCGGCGCTGAATGAGCGGGCGTACACCGATAATGAATGGACCGACGTTCAGGATTTTAAAGTGGAACTGACAAAAGATGGCGAAGGCATTCTGTATCGTTATCTCTGCGTGAAAGCCGATGGGAAAAACGGGTGGGCCAATGAGGTGTTTTATCCTTTCGGCGGCAAGCCTAAGCACCTGCGGGATATGTTTAAAATGAAAGCTCTGCTTCCGCACCTGGAAGATAAATCAATGATGAAGAAAATGATGGACTGCCATGATGCGAAGACTTTCATGCATTACGCCGGGTTAATCCGAGCGCCTAAGCGCATCACGCATCGCTTTAACGATAAAGGCCGCGATATCATCCACCGCAAGGATTTCATAGGAGAACAAATTGAAGCAGCTTGATAGTGGAATATGGGTATTTGATAGCGGTTATCGCGGGGAGTGTCCGCTGGAAGGCACTGACCAGATGGCCTATGGTCTGTGGATGCAATACCGTTTTCCTGATGCTCTGTGGTTTCATGTCCCTAATGAGACAGGCACAAAGAGTGGGCCGCAATTCGTGGAGAAGCGCCGAAAGATGGGCGTCAGGAGCGGTGTAAGCGACAATGTGATACTAACTCACGGCATTAATCATAAATGCGGCCTGATTGAGCTGAAGAGGCGTGATAAGACAAAATCAAAAGTATCGACATCGCAGATTGAGGTTCTTGAGTGCGCCATTGCAGAGGGTCACTTTGGCGCCATTGCTTATGGCCTTGAGGAGCTAAAAAGAGCGACGTTATTCTATTTTGGGCTTGATGAATGACGTGGTTTGATGTAGATTCATCTAACAATAACAAATGAGGTGATGAATGAAAGTTTATTTTAATAATGAACTCAGCAATGAGGATTATCACGCCGACACTGAGCACATCAACGGCTCTGGTCTGTGGAATATTTTAGACCGCTGCCCGGCAGCGTGGCGATACAAAGATGACGAAGATGAGCAGTCAAAGGCGCTTATCTTCGGCACTGGAAGCCATACAGCTCTGCTTGAGCCTGAGCGATTCGAGACGGAATATGCCCGCATGCCAACAAAAGAGGATTTCGGAGAAAATCTCCTTGTGGCTGTGAGCGACATGAACTCATGGGCAAAAGAGCGCGGCATCAAAGGCCTTTCAGGTAAGACTAAAGCCGAAGTAATTAAAATTATTCAGGCCACTGGTGAGACAGTGCAGATTTACGATGTTATCCGTGAAGAAGCAGAGAAGACCGCAACTGGTAAGCAGATGCTGGAAGGCGATGATTATGACGCCATCATGCAGATGCGTGCAGTAATTCACGCTAACAGCTATTACAGCAGCCTTCTTTCTGGTGCTTATTCCGAGGTATCAATTCTCGGTGAGTTGCTTGGCGAGCCATCCAAGGTACGCTTTGACTGCCTTACTCGCGGCGGAGACATCATAGACTACAAAACAACGGTTAGCGCCAAACCTGATGAGTTTTTCCGCCACGCTGCGCGGCTTGGGTACTTTATGAAGATGGCGATGCAACACGATATGTTTGTTGAGGCTTATGGGCATGCGCCGCGCTCTGTAAATCTTCTGGTGCAGGAGAAAAAATCCCCATTCATCCCTGCGTTGATTCGTCTGACGGATGAGCAGTTACGCATTGGTCGCATTCAGCTGCGCAGCGCGATGGAAATCTATAAGGCATGCAAAAAAGCCAATTCATGGCCTGGCTACTCAATGGGTAATCCTGTCATCGAGATGGAAACGCCTGAATGGTTCAAAAAGCAATTTAACCTGTAATTTATAGTAAGTGAGGTGAAGTGATGAAAAAATTCGGAAATTGGAAGCAAAAAGAAACAGTCGGTAAATATACATTTATTTCCTCTGATTTTGCTGACGATACGAATGCCATAAGTGATGATGAGATATCTCATTATGATGGGTATCTTGTTGCTGAGTCTATTAAAAATGGATCGGTATCAAGGCTAATTGAAATGGCACCTGAAATGAGAAGATTACTAATAGAGCTTATTGACATTGAGGGCCCTCAGCCAGCAACCTGTTATTGGCATAGAAAAGTGAAATCAATTCTTGAATTTATTGAAGGGGTTGAATGATGATTTTTTCAGAACAGAAAGCCAACCTGATTAAGGCTCTGGTAGAAGCTCGCAAGGTTATGAGCAGCAGCGCCAAAAAGAATGCGCAAAACCCGCATCTAAAAAGCAACTATGCCAACCTGGAGTCATTCCTTAACGCAATCAGGCCAGCGCTTGAGGCTAACGGTCTTATCATCATCCAGAACGCCATTGAGAGCGATACGGTTGATGTTTTGAAGCTGGAAACAACAATCATGCATGAGTCTGGTGAATACATGTCTTCAGTCATGCCAATGCCGGTTGCCAAGAAAGACGCGCAGGGTTATGGCTCCGCAATGACGTATGCTCGGCGTTATTCTATCGCCTCGATGTTTGGTATTGCCCAGGCTGATGACGATGGCAATGCGGCGCGGAAGTCTCCTAAAGATGCAGCTGCACTCATTCGTTCAGCAGCAAACATGGATGAGCTTACTGCTATTTATGGTGAAGAATACAAATCATTCCGTGGTGACGACGCTGCCACTCGCGTAATCGTCGGTGCATACCAGGAAATGAAAGCGAAATTCATTGCTGGCGGCAGTGATTTCAACCCGGCCAAACTCCAGAAAGCAGATGCGCCAGCGTCATCTGCAAACGAAGAGAAGCCATCAACATCTCAACAGAACATCGAAAACTTTTAAGGGTAAATTATGGCCTCTCGCGGAATCAACAAAGTAATCATTTTGGGCACTCTCGGACAAGACCCGGAAGTTAAATATATGCCATCTGGCGGCGCTGTGTGCAATCTTTCTCTNGCAACATCAGAACAGTGGAATGACAAGGCCACAGGTGAAAAGAAAGAGCAGACTGAATGGCATCGCGTTGTTATCTTCGGAAAGCTGGCAGAAGTGGCTGGAAAATACCTGCGCAAAGGTTCGCAGGTGTACGTTGAAGGTAAATTGCGTACCCGTAAATGGACAGACCAGAGCGGCACTGAAAAATACACCACTGAAATCGTATTACAGCCAATGAACGGCGTTATGCAAATGATTGGTGGTAAATCAAGTGATAATGGAAACCAACAATCACAGCAGCGGCAACAGTCAGGAGGCAATCAGCAAACAGGATGGGGTAAACCTCAGCAACCATCAACCACACCAAAACCACCGGTAAACGAGCCGCCGATGGATGATGATATTCCGTTTTGATGAAGAAAAGGGCCGAAAGGCCCTTAAATCAATCCTTAACTAAGTTATCTTCCATATAGTTGTAGTTGCGTAATGCCTACTCACAAAAAGTATGATTAATTTTTTACCGATGACGTATGATATGCCATCCGATAAAAACTTTTTTATATACAGTGGTTTTATCGAGATGGCAGATCAAAAGAGGTTGCGCCTGCCATGAAAATTGACAGGCGCAACATGTTGAAACTACGCCTGGATATCACCCTTAGCGTTCCATACCTCCCGCACAGCCTGCATCTCCTCCGGATACAGCACCCTGTCCCAGATACCAAGATGCGACATGTCGAAAACCGCACCTACGGTATTTGCCGAATACAGAGTCCTGAGTGGTCGGGGTTTTACGGCGCCCGGATAAATGCTCACTGCGAATACTCAAATTAGTTTGAAAGATGCGCCGATAGATTCATCGCCATTATGCTTAGCTCTTGAGACAGTTCGTCTGGGCTGAGGTACGACGCCCATGCCGCAGACGAGTACACCCTCAGATCGCTGACAGGCTGAGATGAGAGTAAACCTGTGTACATGCGCCAGGCGCTCGTTCCTGTCGGAATTGAAACCGGCGTTACATTTGCAGATGCTTTCAGTGTTTGCCCGTTAGCCCGGACTTCCAGCGCCATAGCACCTGCACTGTTTCTCGATCCGATAACAAGGATTGGCGTGGTTGCGGTTGTCCAGTCGAATTTAACCGCGCATGACAGTGAAGGAACATTAGCACCAGTCCCCCACTTCATCGCGATGTAACGAGTACCATCACCATCGACGGTCAGCGATATAGATAACCTACCTGGGTTAGAGTAAGTCTGTGTGTTAGCTAAAGTCCCCCACAGTGACGAGACATATGTGTGAGAAGCCGTGCCCGAGGTAAAATCTGTTGCACCAGCATTGAACGCGCAGAAAATAGTAGAATCAAGCTGCAACGGCTGACCTGATGAGTTTATGCCCGCTGACAGATCACGGGCTGCGCTGGACAGGTAATTACTGCCTAATACCCAGTTTTCCTGCCCGTGGGCGGCGGTAGGTGTAACAAGGTCGCCCTTGCTTCTGTTTAGCAACGTCTCTGTGGCGCTCTGACCATACAGGCCAAGATAAGTCATCTGCGCCTGATTGATGTGCGTCAATACTATATCGCTCAAAACCCGTGTAGATTTGAAGTTAAGTTCGAATGCTAATCCGCTCACAGTTATACTCCCATAGATTCGGTGAACATTGGTTGGGTAAACATCCAGCACCAGTTGTGCAGCGGATATTCCGGCTCACTCTCTGACACATAGATTTTCTCTTCATC